CGAGGTTTGCGCGTTCGGTCACGGCTTCCGCGGCAATGCCTTCAGCTTTTTTGACGGCTGGCGGCTCGTCTTCGTCTTGCATGCCTTTGGCGATGCAGGCGAGCATGTTTTTGGTTTGGATGAAGGCAGCGCAGTTACCACACCGAGCCGTTTTGGCTTCGGTAGCAGAGACGCCCCAGAGCTTCGCGAGCCGGTTCCAGAATTTGCTATTTGCTTCGTTTGGGTTGAGCGGGCCATAGCCATAGTCAGATATCGCATGGTTGCGGTTAGCTAGGTTGATGTGAACGTCTAGCGTAGCCGGGGGACAGGACTTGGTGTCTTTGAAAGCCTGCTTGATAGCAGTGCCGAGGACGGGGCTTTTGGCCATGGGCGGTGGATCCTGGTTGGCGCGTGGAGGCACCATAGCAAAAGATTGTTTCACGTGAAACACTGCATAAGCTGTCAGGAAAGAAAGCGGGGCTTTATGGGGTGACAGCTTATGGGGCTGGATAAATTGTCAGAGCAAAAAGCTAAGCTTTACGAAAAAATAATTTATGGGGTGCCCGGTACCTTGAGGCCTTTCGTAGAAACGTAGCTACAAAATGTAGATACGGGTGCCCGGTACCTTATGCAATTTATGCAATGTGGGGGTGGCCCGGTACCTTGGACCTTACGCTAGGTAAACCATAATTCTGCGAATTGCTCACGTTCCGGAAAAAATCGGATTTTAGGCGGAGATCGGCCGACCGGCGGCTCATTAGGGGGGATTCGTTTTCTCCAGGCCTTTCCTGGTTTGACCTGGGATCCTGGCAAGGGACCCGAGGCGCATGGCGCAAGGACCGTGGAAGGCTAAGCGCAAACGAGAGCACGCGAGCACGCGTATTATAAAGCAAAGGCCGGCCGTTATGCATTGGATGCATAGCAGGTTTGCATTTTATTTGTTGACAGTGTCAAGGCTCGGTGCTACGTTTCAGGGGTTGGCGCAATAAAGCGCCTCTAGTCCACAGAAAGGGACGCAATCATGACTCTCGAAAAACTCAAAGCAGCCGTTGACGAGCTGGGAACACTCAAAGCAGCCATTGCAGAATTGACGGAGAAGGAGCGCGACCTAAAGACCGTCATTGCCGCGTCGGGTTATGCGGAGCTGGATGGCGATTTATTCCGCGCGACCGTTTCACTATCTGAGCGCACCACGCTCGAAACGGAGAAAGTCAAGGCGCTTCTATCGGCCGCACAGATTGCCGCCTGCAGCAAGACAACCGAAATCACAACCGTCCGGGTCGCAGCCCGTAAACGTGCGGCGAAGTAAGAGGAGCAAGGTCCAATGATCACAGAACATCGCCCATTGTGGATTATCGCCCGTGAAATCCGCACCGATTGGAAGAAAGTCTATTTCGGCGCTTTCCCCTACCTCGAGGCCATGGCATGCCTCAACTCAATTCATGGCGCGTATTATCAGGACAGCGCCAAATCAATCGTGGCCTATTTCCTCGCAAATGCAGGGTCATGGCGCGGCGATACAGCCCGGCGCGTCAAGGCTGAATTGAAAGAGCTTCTGAAGGCTTGAACCGTTGACAATTCATCAGGCCGGGGCCATTGTGCCCCGGCCTATTTGTTTCGAGAGAAAGGAAACAAGCGCAATGATCAAAACAGCAAACGACATGTTGAAGGCCTTGCGAGGCTCGAATCCGGCCTATCGCGGCGTGATCTTATATCAGGGGCGCTCGGTTCTAGACGGCAAGCCGATTGTCGCGATCGCGAACCGAATCGAAACGGCGTCCGGTAATGTGAAAACGGGGGCCATGGTGCAAACCTTTATTATACGCGCCGACCTGTCGCCTCTCGACGCAATCGATTCGGGGGCTGACAAGTCTATATGCGGCTCTTGCACGCACCGTGGAAACAAGTCCAAAGGCAAGGCGCGCACCTGCTACGTGAACGTCGGCCGGTCCGTCGAATCAGTGTTCGGGGCCTTCTCCCGCGGCCGATACGCGCGGCCGAATGTGGACTATGACCCTGCTATCCTGTCGGACCTATTCGCTGGCGCGGCGTTTCGCATGGGCACCTATGGCGACCCTGCAGCCGTTCCTTTCGGCGTTTGGGAAGCCGCCACGGCTAAGGTCGCGGCGCTGACGGGTTACACGCACCAGTGGAAACGCAAGGCCTTTGAAAGCTTCAAAGGCCTTTGTATGGCATCGGCCGACTCTGAGCGTGATCACGCTCTGGCGAAGGCTATGGGCTGGCGCACCTTTCGAGTCCGTCCGACTGGCGCACCTATCCTGCCGCGTGAGGTGACCTGTCCCGCGTCTAAAGAGGCGGGAGCAAAAACTATATGCGCCGATTGCCGCGCGTGTGGTGGCCTATCGTCCAAGGCTAAGGCTGACATCGTGATCATGGCCCATGGTCCTACCGGCGGGAGATTCCAATGAGAAACGAATCGAACCGCGTCAATGTGAGTCTGTCGAAAGTCCTAAGCTCCCGGCCGTTTGGCCGGGGGTTCTCGGCCTATCGCAATGGCGAACCTTTCGAGGGAGAAGCCTACCGTCGGCTTAATGATCAATGGGCCTATGAACGCGGCCGCATGTTCGCCGCATGGTATGACGGCGCCTTGCGAATCAATCGGCGCCTGTCTCCGGCCGCATACCGTGCGGCACGAGAGGCTTTGAACGGGGGCGCCCTAATCTAGCCTTGCGAATCAGTCGGCCGCACCCTAAATCTAATCCATCGAAACGCGGCTCAATTCCCGCCTTTCGATTCTTCTCTGTTCGAAAACTCCGCCCTGCCGGCATCGCCGAGCAGGGTTTTTTCGTGCCTGGGCCAAACCTGGCCGGCGGATCTATCGACCCAGCGGATCTATCGCGGCCGGCGGATCTATCGAATCTGTCGGATCTTTCGAACCTGTCGCCCGCCCCGCTAGAATCCGTCGAGCCGCAAGATCAAGGAACGTGGTCCATGGACCTTTGAACGGGAGCACGAGGTCCGGTTCTATCGAACCTGTCGAATCGGTCGAGAGACTGGCAGTTTTGTCCCCGGAATAAATCCTGAGGACCTCTGCCTGAGGGTGGCTGACCAAGTTCCAGATGTTTGCAAACTTGCAAGAACGTCTTGTTATATATGCAATTTGGGAAGGTCTCCAAAGGTCTTTCGTTTTGTACGCCTTTGTCTTGCAAACCTTTAGCTCGCACCAAATCTCAAAGCCTATTTCCCGGCCATTAGCGGGCCACAGGAAGGCACCGTTCACATCTGGCACCCCCGCCCCGGCCCAGTTTTCTACCCGCTGCCAATCCACCTCTGGCAGTTTGCGCTTGAGATATTTGTATACCGCTGTCTCAGTGTTCACTCGTCAAGCTCCGCCAAGATCTCCTCTTGTTTCGGATCCGTAACGAAGTCGTCCTCGTCCCGCATGCCTCTGACCATGTCGATGGTGGGCGCTGTGGTCTGCGCCAGAACAGGGAAATCCTTCTGGAGTTTCGCGATCTCGGCTAGCACTTCCTCGCGAGACATCTGGTCAATCTTTCCAACCAAGATTTCCTGCCGCGAGATATAAAGACCCGCAGCCTGACCGCGGGCCTTCTCGGCGCTGACCGCAGCAGGGTAGTTTCCCTTTTCATATGCAGCATCTCTGATCCGGGCCAACTGTCGGACATGGTTATCAAAGGTCACCTCGTATTTCTTTGACAGTTCTTCTTTGATCTCCGCGATCCGGGTGAGGATCTGTGGGTAGTCCCGGCCGTTCAAGAACCTCGATCCGGCCCATGCCGCGGCACTTTCAGAGAACCCAGCAAGACGCGCCGCCTCGGTACGTGTCACGTCCTCGGTTGCGTAAATGCGGCAGAATTTCTCCTGCTTCTCAGTCAGACCCTTGGTCTTGGGGTTCACAAGGATATCAAGCTTAGGCTTGTGCGTGGTTTTGGCTCTCGCCACGGGGCAACCTCCATCGGTTGGGCAGTGTTCAGACCATAGCAGAACCCGTTCTTCCTATAAAGGAGAGCAGGTTATTGATTGACACTTGTAAATCAATAGAGGTTTCAAGAGAGTTTTCAAGGGGTTATTGATCCTATTGAAGATATTGGTGTTTTACGAAAACAAGGGTCTGGATTTACCACTCCCCCTATATAAGGCAATTTTATACGTAGTTTTACGTATTCATTTGGAGGGGGTCGGGCCGGAAACGTAATTTTATAATTTTGCCAATAATATCAATACATCTAATAACCCCTTGATCCTGTTCTCGAATTTCCTATTGATTTACAATCGTAAATCAATAACTCGTTTCCTTTATAGCAACTTTTCCCCTGGTCCATGGGCCGTGGACCCCTGTCCCCCTCCAGGACACCGCTCATTTTGGGTCAATAGCAGTATTTCCGTGCAACATTTCTATTTTTACCACGTTGACATTCTCGTCAACCAGTGCCACGATACGCATGTCGTTGGGGGAACGCCCCTTCATCACGAGAGGACCGACACATGACTTCACGCTACGCCCTATACACTCGTCGCAAGAAGATTGCGGAACAGACCTTCTCCTTCTCTTTGAGCTGCCCCACCCTTGAGATGGCGCTTGAGAAGAAGGCGGAGAATGACCGCAGCCTTTCGAACATCGAGACGATCATCATCGAAAGCATGAACCCGAACCACCGGATCG